TGTAGATGTTACTTTAGGACAATCTTTTACAGCAAGTGCAGGGTCATTAAGCATGACAGGTACGGCTGTTTTTGCAGTTACTACTGCAGGAGCTGGAACATTTAGTATTGGGACAGAAACTGTTGCAGCAAGTGCCGATGTATCAGTTGACGGCAGTCAATTTACTGCTAGTATAGGGGATGAAACTGCTTTTGGTGAGGCATTTCAAACTATTATTAACTTTAGTGTGGGGTCTCCAAACTTCTTTATTTGGAATGAAGTGGATGATTCTCAAACTGTAACATGGTCAGAAGTTGAACCTGGGGGTACAGATTAGGAGATTAAATGGCAGATGATGCAACAATAAGTATGTCAGTAACAATATTGCCTGACGAAATAGCTAAAACTATCAGTGGATCTATGACGGTCACTCCTGATGATGTTAATGATAAATGGTATTATAAGCTCACAGAAGTTACTACAACAAGTGCGGATCTTATAGCAGGATATTTTCTAGATTATACGGCCGTAGACCAGGATACAGCACCCACTGCTGTAGCTACAGGTGACAAAGTTAAATTTCTTTTTGTTAAAAACACTAGCACTGCAGACGGCATTATGTTATCAATAGATGCAGGTACCGCAGCTAATGACCTGGCTGATGGAATATTTATAGGTCCAAGTCAATCATGGTTTGGTAGACTACCTAATGCAACTGTAGCAGACATCCATGCTATTAGTTCAGATATAGGTGACGCAGGAGATGCAAGTGCTACTTGTATCGTAGCTGCATTATTGGATGACGTAGGATAGGATTAAAACATGGCATCAACATACTCAAGTTCACTTAATTTAGAGATCCAAGCTACCGGTGAAAACTCTGGAACTTGGGGAACAATTACAAATAACAATTTACAAAAATTAGAATCAGCAGTTAAAGGTTATGTATCTGTTGCTATTGCAAGCACTTCAGATTCTTTAACAGCGACAGACGGATCTACGACAGATGAGCAAAGTAATGCAATCATTAAATTAACAGGCACATTAACTGGTAATACTACCATGCAATGTGAAGCTGTAGAATCTTGGTACATTGTTGATAATGCTGCAAGTATGAGTACCTATACCCTAGGTTTTAAACCTGCAGGTGGTACAGCAACTAACCTAGTATCAGGATCTAAACACTTATTATATTCTGATGGTTCTACTATGTTCGATGTCTTGAACGACGCAGGAAATATCACGGCCAACGGAACATTAACAGTTTCTGGTAATACTTCTTTAGATGGTGGTACTTTTGTATTTAATGAATCAAGTGCTGACTTAGACTTTCGTATTGAAGGTAACGGTGATGCAAACTTATTTTTTAGTGATGCAGGTAACGACAGGATTGGTATTAAAACTGCTTCTCCTTCAACAGAGTTACACGTTGTAGGTGGTGTAAAAGCTACTGGTGCGATTGACTTTGATGGTGGTGGATTTACATTTAATGATTCTGGTGCTTCTGTAGATTTTAGAGCAGAAACAAATACCTTAGATGATGCTTTCTTTATAGACGGTTCTGCTGATAAAGTTGGATTTGGATGTACAGATCCTTCTGATGCAATGGTTGAGATTAATCAATCTAATTCATCTGGTGCAATCGCTTGTCTATCATTAGATCAAGACGATACCGATCAAGAGTTTATTAAGTTTGAAGGCACAAGTGCAAGTGATCAATCATCAAGTTTAACAACCGATACAAGTGTTGGATCATTAACAGGACATATTCGTGTTAATGTAAATGGCACTGATTTCTGGATACCGTATTACGCAACTAATTAGGAGCTACAATGCCTTTAACAAAACTGCAAATAGCACCTGGCATAGACAAGCAAAATACTGAGTATGGTGCTGAAGGTCGTTGGGTTGATTGCGACAATGTTCGATTTCGTTATGGACTACCTGAAAAAATAGGTGGTTGGTCAAAAGTAACAAGTGATGCTCTTATTGGTGCAACACGTGCTATTATTACTTATTCAGATTTAAATGGTGTTAAATATGCAGTATATGGCACAAATAAAAAACTTTATGCTTATTCTGAAAATTCCTATGCTGATATAACACCTACTAGAGCTACAGGTAGTATTACACAATTTGGTACTACTGATGAATCTTCAACAGTTACTGTAACAGACGCTGATCACGGAGCATTGATAGGTGACTTTGTTACTATATCTAGTGTTAGTGGAGCTATTGGTGGTCTATCACAGGCTAACTTACAAGGTGAGTTTGAAATACTCACAGTTCCTTCTACAAGCACTTACACAATTGAAGCCCCTGCAAACGCAACCTCAACTACAACAGGAGCAACAGCTACAGCAACATATCAAGTAAATACAGGTTCTGCTGTATCTATATTTGGATATGGATGGGGTGCAGGTACCTGGGGTAGTAGTACCTGGGATACAACAAGATCAGGATTAACAGGTGCACAAGGTGTGTTATTGGAATCAGCAAAATGGGTTTTAGATACTTGGGGAGAAGATGTTTTAGCACAACAATTTAATGGTGGACTTTATTATTGGGACACATCAAGCGGATTATCTAGTAATTTAGCCGCAACAACAAGTGTTTCTAATGCTCCTACAAAAAGTAGATTTATGCTTGTATCAGGTGATGATAGACATGTTATTTGTTTTGGAACAGAAACAACAATAGGAACTGACACAACGCAAGATAATATGTTTATTAGGTGGTCTGATCAAGAACAACAAAATGTTTGGACTCCTACTGCAACAAATACTGCAGGATCTAAACGATTGGTAGATGGTAATTTTATACAAACTGCTGTTAGATCTAGAGGTGCTGTTATGGTATGGACTGACACAGCATTATATCAAATGCAGTTTATTGGTCCTCCTTTTACATTTGGTTTTAATCAACTTGGTTCTGCTTGTGGATGCATAGGTTTACACGCCGCTGTTGATGTTGGTGGTACTTCTTTTTGGATGGGTACTGACTCTTTCTTTATGTTTGATGGTGCTGTTCAAAAAATACCTTGCACAGTGCAAGATCATGTATTTGATGATTTAAATCAAAACGCAAAACAAGATATATTCTGTGCAGCTAATACTGATTTTAATGAAATAATCTGGTTTTATCCTTCTGCTAATTCTACACAAATAGATAAACAGGTTACTTTTAACTATGCAGAAAATTTATGGTATGTAGGAACTCTTGCTAGAAGTTCATGGTCAGATCGTGGTACTTACGATAATCCTTATGCTACAGAATTTAGTGCAAGTGATACAACTTCATCTATTTCTACTATTAATGGGTTAAAAGCAGGTAGAACTTTTGTTTATGCACATGAAACAGGAGTTAATGCAGATGGAGGAGCTATGGCAGCTCATATTGAATCTGGAGATGTAGATATTGCAGACGGGGATCAATTTATGTCTATTGGTAGAATTATACCAGATTTTAAATCACAATCAGGGACAGTAGACTTAACTTTAAAAACTAGGCCTTATCCATCAGGAACACAAAAGTCACATGGTTCTTTTGATATTACAACTAGCACTACTAAAAAAGATACACGTATTAGAGGCAGACAACTTGCAGTAAGAGTGGAAAGTGATGCTGTTGATGATGATTGGAGATACGGAACACTTCGATTGGATATTAAGCCTGATGGAACAAGAGGAGCATAATGGCTAATATACAAATACCTAGATTACCTCAAGCTGCAAAAGAGTATAGCCAGACACAACAAAATACATTGATACAAACATTAGAACAATTAATATTTTTACTTAATAACAGTTACACACCTGAAACACTACGCCAGGAAGATGAACAGATAACATGGTTTTTAGGATAAATGGCAAACATATATACTAATTATAAAGCTAATTTATCAACAACAGCGTTGACGACAGTATATACTGTTGGATCAGCAACAAGTGCTGTTATTAAATCTATTCGAGTATCTAACCAAGATGCTGAAAATAATTGTAATATTTCATTGTTTTTAGTGGACAGTGACGGAACAAGTTACCCTTTAGAAACAGATAGAAATATACAAGCTAAGCGTTCACAAGAGCTCCTAGCAACAGGGAACATGGACCAAGGATCATCAGATTCTGCTATTGGGTCGCCAACTCCTATAGTATTCAAGGAATCTGAGGTTTTAAAGGCACAAGCACAAAATGGTGGTGATTTAACAGTGATTGTAAGTGTCCTAGAGATAACATAATGTATTGCAAAAGGAGTGTAAAATGAGTATAAATGAAGATACAACCGTGATAGCAGGAACAAGTATTCCTGCTGATTTAGAAGTAGAAACAACTACTACTATAAAGCACGCCTCAACAGGGAAGGTGTACAAGTCAGAAGACGAAGCTACATCAGATGTCAATGACCCTGCTACTGAAACAACAGAATCAGATATTAAAAGAGATGTCGCTGTTTCAGTTAATAAATTGCCTAATATATTTGGAGGAACGAATTAATTATGACTCAAGGACTTGAAGTTTTTCAAGAGCAAGTATCAAAAATTGCTGACTTAGGACGATACGAAGATACCTATATCGCACACGTCGCTGAAGGCGAAACTGTTGTGCCTATGGATGTATTAGATTCTAATCCTCAGTTAAAAACTTTATTGTTCAATCAAATGTTATCTATGGGTATTGACCCAGAACAGTATATTGTTGGTAACGAACTTAACTCAATTAATCCTGTTACAGGACAACCTGAATTTTTTCTTAAAAAGATATTTAAAAGTGCAAAGAAAGCACTTAAAAAAATAGCACCTTACGCAGGTACTATTGCAGGAATCATGGGTCTCGGCCCAGGGTATGCAGCTATGATAGGTGCAGGTGCACCATTGTTAGCGGGCCAAGGAGCAGGGACAGCTCTTGCAGGCGGTCTTGGTGGTTATGGTGCAGGTAAATTATTTGGCACAGGTACAATTGGTAGTAAATTACCAGGTGTAACACCTCATAAAGGTATTTTATATGGACAATCTCCAGAACAAGTTCTTGGTGGAAATATAGCAACAGCAACAAA